CGCGATGCATGATGAATGCGCTACCGCCGAAATTGATCGTCTCCGGATGAAAGTATCCTCCGCCGGTCCCTCCTCCTGATCCGGCGGCTCCAGCACCTAAACCGGCTATACCTAAGCCGATCTTAAGGACATCCATAAAACCCATGCCGGAATCCTGTCCGGTGATCGCACTATACGCCCTCAAAAGCATCAACTGCGATATCGCCTTGGAAAGAACACTAATCATGCTGTCGCCAAACATCTTGACGTAATCAGTGCCTTTTTTGAATTCGCGGTGCATTGTATCGCTGACAAAAGTAGTTATCAGCGAATCCATAGATGATACGGTCCCCTTAAATCCTTCTGCGGTGATCTGCCACTCATTCCGCAGGCCCAAAAAAGACAATCGGGCCTCTCGCAGTTGGACCTTCTGTCCTTCGATGAAAGCCTTGGTTGCCTCGCCATCCGCTCCCCAGAGCCGTTTATACTCTTCAAGAGCGACCTTCTGATCTAACATCAAGGCTTCTATTGTCCGGCCTTCCGTTTTAAGACGGGTTGCTTGTTGCTTAGACACCTCAAAGCTTAAGTCCTCATTGATACGTTTTTTGTTGGCCGCCAGATATTGATCTAAAACCTCCTTTTTCATTCCATTGGCATAATAAATTTGGTATTCTTGGTCCAGGAGCGTCTTTTTATAATCATAAACAGAAAGATTAAGTTGCTTTGTCTTATCGGTGACTTCCTCCTCAGCCTTGATTGTCTCCTTGGATCTTCCACGCCGCCGGCGCTCTTCTTCCAAAAGTTTATTAGACTGTTCCTTTTGTGTTTTCTCCCATTCATCCTTGTTAATCGCCTGAGTGGGAAACGGAAAGGCCATGCCTCCCGTACCCATAGGGATCTTATAAGCGTTGATACTTCGCCACCATTGCCTGATCCCTCCAATTCCCTCGGCAGATTTAGTGATAGCGGTCAGGCCGGCATTGGATACGTTCTCTGTTAATTCATGCACAGCTGCAACGCCGATACGAGCCTGAATGCTGGAGATATTAAATCCGTACATCCTTTTGGAAAGGGCTTCTGTGGTTACTCCTAATTTTATGGAAGATTGATCCAGCCCATCTATTTCTTCGCGTAATTTAGTTATTTGTGTTCCGGCAAGTGTAACGCCGCCAGCAACAAAAGCTGAAACAAGTCCAAATTGATTCCACGCCCGGCGAAGTTGCAACAAAGGAGTAAGCGAACCCTTGGCGTCTTTACTGAATTCGCGGACAGAACTACGGAAATTCTGGATTTTTTTGGAGGCTTCGTCTTTTAGGGTGAGGGTAACTTCTATCTCTTTATTGGTAGGCATAAATAAAACCTCTTAGCTTTTTTTCGCGTTCGCTGCGTCTTCTTCGGCTTGGCTCTCCAGATCCTGATGTATATATTCCATAGCCTCGATAAGTTTTACAGGTTGCGCCATCCATGTTCCTGGATTAGGCCATCCGCCTCCCGGGCGGTTTAAAAAATTAAATGCCCGAATGAATTTATATGCCTGGGGTCTTATTACTCTTTTGGGGCAACGGCTTAAGGTGTATTTACCCACCTTCCACACATCAGTGATAGGACTATCTCTATCACAGCCGCGTTCAATCTTGTCTTGCTTTGTGCATTCACGGCAATCAAGCCCCAGGTCCGACAACCTGATTGCCAGGGTTAGTTTTTTCGTTCGCCCTCAGTTAAAGTATTGCTGTTTAAAACCTCCTGGGCTAACTCAGATATTTTCGGAAGAATCGCTAATACCGCATCGGGCAAGACATCATATTCCCTCTCGCCGATCTTTACTTTTTCCGCTTCATACTGGACAGGCTGCTGCGTTTTAGGATCCTTTAAATTCTCGATCTTCCCGATGCCGAATTTAACAGCCAAAAGGCTGCGTAACGCTAACTGCGTCTTAAGTTGCAGCATCTCGCTATCCGGAGCGTCATGATCAACCTGATAAACAGACGTTTGGTCCTCGATATGCGCGCGCACGAAAGAATCCAGATTCCGGATATAAAACTTGGTAGGATTATCTTTATCCCCCTTGCACGTGTATGGCCGTAGTTCGTTAATAATAATCCCCTCTAACATAGTTATCCCCCCTGTTTTAAAGAAGCAGCATTGCGTATTCAGTATCCCCCGGATATTGCGCGCCATTCAACTGGCCGGAGATCTTAATGTTCCGCATTCCGTTTATGCTCACCTTTTCAATTCCGGTGATCTGGAATTTTGGTGCATAGAACTGGATTTTGTTCCCTGTGGTAGACCCCAAGGTCCAATTTATCGGAAGCTCCGTCTCCGCGTACATCTTCCCGTAAAAATCGTATGCGGCAACCAGGGGGAAGACTACCGTAAAGGATGCTATTGGGTTGCGGTCCGAAACAATATAGGACAATATCCCGTTTATACCCGCTGCGCCGGCGTCTTCAGCCGGGGCTAGGACGTTCTGGGAGTCAAAATCGAATTGACTGATCTTGGCGGCATATCCATCAACGGTAAAACCCGTGTTAAAGAAACGTGGCGCCTTGATCGAATCCGGGGTAACGTTCGCGAGTTGTGCGCCATCAGCCAAGGAAGAAAAAAGGCCGCTTAAGGGCACATCGATCATTACCGGTTCCCCCACCTTGGGAGCATCAAGCTTGAAGTTCCCCCTGCATCCACGCAGGATCTCACGCTGTCCGTCGTTATATCCGGCGGCAGTTAGTGACGGGACATTGGTCCCGTAATAAGACAACGGCTCGACAACAAGCCCCACCGAACTGGCGGTTGATCCTGTGGTAGCGGTCGCCCCAGATGTTCCGCCGGTCAATATTTCCCCGTTCTGAAAAGCCCCTGTAATCTGCACAAAATAAAGCGTTGTGGTCCCGTTGGCGGTGGCGATGATCACCCGGGCGGTGGCCAGAGACGTTCCGCCGGATATGATCTCTCCGTGCTGGAACGGACCGGAAGTGACTGCTCCGATCGTGATGGATTTTAAGGTACTGAAACGGGTAGCGCAGGCCTTGAGCACCTTTGCCCATTCCGGCTCTGTGGTGGCAGTACCGGAACCTTTTAGTTCCATCTTGCATGACATCGCGCAGGCCTGCGATCCCAAATATTTACCGATCCTGGAATTCGAATATCCTCCAGGGTTGCGATCGAACCACTGCGGGTTATGCGTTATTTCCAACCCGTAAGCCAAAAGCTTAGCGTCTGCTACGGCAAGGGTTTCCGCGTCCCCTTCACTTGATTCAATCTTTGCTACAAATTGCTTTTTTTGGTCTACCATCTTAATCCTCCTGTTTTTTAATCGTATGTGGATGGATCCGTATTCCGGTGCTTATACTGGATATCCAAAGTGATCAAAACCCCAAAATAAGCCCTTCCTTCTGTATAGGTAAAAGGAACGACGCTGACCTCCTGCGTAAATTCCGCATAACCTCCGCGGGTATAGTCGATCATTATCGCCTTCTCAATGTCGAGCAATAATTTATTTAAAGCTGTGTCCGGAAGTTCAGTCGAATCCTCAGTTAATACCATCCAACAATCCAGGATTATCGACCACTTGCTTGAAGTCTGGGGATCCGGACCCGGTTCCTTATCTTCCGGCCCTGCATAAATAACAACCTTGGGCGCGCCTTCGGCCGCTTCGGCCATAGGATTGCCGCTTCTTTTCCAACGCTCGGCGGTAACGTTATAATTGTATCCGCCGGTGGTCCTGATCGTATTCAGGGTAGTTTCAAGTTCGGCTAAGATCGATTCACGGATATGTGTACTCATGTTTTATCCAGAGCTTTATCTATAGATTCATTAAAAACGTTCATACGGTATCCTTCCATACGATTCCAAGTATCATAGAACCTTAGCCGCGGTTCCAGCGTGATACTCCTCTTAAGAATAAAAAGCGCTTCTACTCCGAATCCGCGGCCAAGGCCGCCCCTCTGTCCGCGTTTATACGTATAACGCTCCAGCAATAACTTTCCGTTTTTTGAGCGCAAGAAAATGCCATTTGGCTTAGAAGGATCAAAGGCACGGCGGTAATCGACTACTTTGGATAATTCAGGAAGGAGACGGCCGCTAGAAGTAAGTGCTGGTGGCAACGGGATCGCCATCGCTCCGGATTTAGCCGTGATCGTCCCTCCGGACTCAAGTTCCTTGACAATCTTGGATCTGGAAAATATCCCCATCTCCATATCTAAGGTGTCACCCTTATTCGGATTACGATAAACCTTTAGCTGGCGCCCGACCCCGACATCCTTAGTGGCAATGAACCGTTTATCATGCAATCCGGTATATGCATACAAAGCCTTAAAGAAACCACGACGAATATGATCAAAGGCATCAAGAAGTTCTATTTTTAAGATATCAGGAACCAAGCGCAGCGCGCGGTCCATGCGGCGCGTATCGATACGAACGCCCTCGATATCAAAATACCTTCCGAGATCTATGTTCTGTCTTGGCGTAGCCATATTATTTTTGCGCTAATAAGGTCCAAAGCCCCTCATCCTGGTTTAAAACATCAACAATACGCCAGTTCACGTCCGCTCCACCAATCCGTTCCGGTAGGTCGACCGTATCCCCGCCTAAATTTATCGTCCCAATCCCATAAGTGGTATCTGTAGCGATGGAGATTTTAACCTGGTTCTGGAGCACCCGACCGCTATCCTCGCCGGCAGGAAATAGCTGCTCGCGGTCTACGATCGCCTTAATTGTCTTAGCGGTCCCGCCTTTAGGCGTATAAACGATCTCCTCAGCGAATTCATTGTTATTGAGAAATATGTTTACCGCATCGGCGGCTAGCTGGTCCTTAAATGTCCCGCTTCCCGCCGGCGCCACCAGGACACGTTCGTTGACAAAACGTATCTCACCTTTTAATCCGGCGGGGGGAATAACTTTGAAAGTTATCGATGTAAGCGCGGCGCCTTCCGTGTAATCTTCACCAAGCCCCTGGTATATACCACCCAGAAATACAAGGGTTGTTTCCGGTCGGAATTTTACTCCGGCTGGATAGGTCGCCGTGATGCCGTCGGTTGTGAAGGTTACAGGGGTCATAGTTTAAGCAAGGATAAAAAACAAACTCCGGGGGCCCTTTCAGGCCCCTGGAGGATTGCTTTTTTCGATCTACTACGCGTCGACTTTCATTAAGTGGCCAAAATACGGGTCGATGACGAGCTCATCGACGTTATGGCGCACGCGGAAGATATCGCTTTTTATCTTCTCGTCCCTGTACTGCTCAACCACAGCATTCTCAGGGCTGTCATCCTGCCAGAGGATCGTCCTGGCCAGCGCAGGCTCGGAAAGGCTCTGGGAATTCTTGGCGATGACGGCGAGCATTGCGTAGTCATCATCCCAGACGTCGGCACCGGAGAATGTTTTGTTTTTGTTCGCGGAATTGCGAATCGCCTTGCCGATATATATCTTCTCGACACCGAGGATATCGGCCAGGGCATTAAGTAATTCTGCTTCGGTCAAGCGGGCGACATACTGGATGGCCGCCTTAACGCCTGTGTTCAAAAGGAGCCGGTCGATATTGGTTTGGCTGCAGATAAGGCTCACAGAATCAAAACCGCAATTCTGGCGGATCTTTTCTCTTACGGTTTTTATCTGGCCGATAGCATCAGATCCCGCCGCATCCCACGGAGCCGATGAGTTATCGGAATACAGCGCGCTACCCGTAAAGGTCGTGGTGTTGAGTAAAGCAGCGGCTAACCTTTTCTCCTGGGCTAAAAGCAAGAGTCCCATTATCTGCTGCGTTGTAACAAGCTCCCCATCAAAATCTCTGGCGTAAAGCTTTCTTTCGCCGTCATCGAGGGCGCCTTCAAGACCGTGTTCCTCGCAATCGAATGAGATCTCTTCGGTCGCGATCCCTTCGCGGTTATATCCTGCGCGCATGGCTCTCTTTGTGTCCACGTCCCGCGTAAGACATTCCCGGGTGATGGCGTTAAAAACGCCTTTTTTGATCGGGCTCTTGAATATCGGCGCGACCTTTGTGCCGATAAGAGTAGCCTGCTGGTCCATGAATTCCATGACCGCCGCGCCAAGGTCCAAGCGGGGCGTTGATCTGGTTCCTTCCTGATGTATACCCATCGATTTTTCCTCCTTCTAAAGGGGTTGTTTTTAAAAACTATATTGCTCCGTCGATAATAGATTCGATCACTGCTCCGTCTCCGGATGCTGTTTCCAGCGCCCAGCCATATTTCTCGTTACCCGTGGACGACGTGGACACCTTACCGTCCGCGGCGCCGTAGATCTTATCACCTTTCGTGATGGATGCGGAGGCCTCGATCTCAACCGTTCCGGGGTCGTTCTTGAGATGCACCGGGACAGGTTCGTTTATTGCGACCTTGGCCAGGGTTACCCCGATGAAATCGTCGGAGGCATCCGCATATTCGACAGCTGTTCCGCTTCCGGAAGTGAGCTTCACGCGGCGGCCGGCTTCCAACGCCTCAGTTGCCGTGAATGTCTTGGGTCCTTCGTTGTACATTGTTTCCTCCTTGGTTAGGTTTTTTAAAGGTTCTTATCTTTCGTACGGATAATGCTTATTTCGTCTCTTTTGGTTCCGCCGTTTTCAGCAAAGCATCGGTTATAGTTCCCCCGTGCTCGGCTTGATACTTCTTGGCCTTGCCCAGATGATCCAGTTTTACCTCGGCTTCTGCAGGATCGGCTCCGGGGGCGGGATTCTTCGTGGCATTCAGGTCCGCCAAACGCTTACCGCGCATGCTTGCCAGTGATGCGTCCAGGGTCAGCCCCTTGTTAATAGCCTCTTCGCTTAAGGCCTCCATCCCCATGCCCTTGAATTCGGCATGTTCGGCCTGGATGATCCCCAACGCGCGCGCGCGTTCACCGATTACTGCGTCGGTTGTGATCTTGGAAAACAAGTCAGGCCTCTCCTTGCTGAGCTGCTCAACAGTCAGCGCTTTTAATACGTCATCCATCTGTTCCTCCTTGGTTAGGTTTATTAAAGGTTCCTTCTCTGTTTTTATGTCAACCCGGTTTGTTCTGTATCGCTCGAAGAAAGACGTTACCTTCTCGAGTGCTTCGGGATTACTGAGTAATCTATCCAAAAATATCGATGCTTTTGCAGACAGTTCCACGCTTTCGTTAAAAAACTGACTGAACATCCCTTTTGTAGCTGCGCCTTCGTCAACGATATCGGAACTGTATAATCTCTTGAATCTCACCAAGGCTGGCATCTTGTTTCCGTTTGTATCCTTTTTGGGTGTGCCATCTTTTTCGAGCCGGATTTCGAGTTCTGTCTCGGTAACGAGCGAAGTGGCAAAGGCGTTAGGATCACTGGCTGCCAGATCCAAAACGTATGTTGCCAAGTCTCCTTTGGGCGTTTTATATGCTGTTTCGTCAAAAAAAAGATCCGCCCGGACAATATCTCCATCCCGACGGAAATTTTTCGCCCGGCCTAAAAAAGTACCCAATGCTTCGTTGCTCATATTCGGGTGGCCGAATCGCGATTTAAGGCCAATATCGGAATTGTTCCCCAAATCGACAACTTGTTGTAGAGATACCTCATCCATCTCCCAGTTACGTACATCGCCCGGATTAAGCGGCCCCTTAGCTAACACTGAATATCCCAAAATGGCGCCGCGGCCTTTGTCATGCTTAAAATCCCTGTTTATCCCTTTTGCTCCGGACTCAATTCCGCGAACAACATCAAATCTGATCAATTCCGCTCTCTTGGGCATTTTTACACCACTCCCTTCATTACTTTTTTTATCAAAGGAACTAAAGTTTCTGTTTTTATCGTTGCGATAAAGGTCCTGGGCTTTACCATTGCATCCTGAGGAACAATTGTTAAAACCACTGGGATCTCAGCGTCAACTCCAGAAATAACCGGGTTTTTATCTTTTTTATTGGCCATTTGGATTGTCTCCTGGTTGAGGCTGGTTATCCGGAACTGCCGGCGGGGTAGCGGGTGGAGTATTTTTAGGCTGCGGCTTAATAGCCCCCGGTACAGGTTGCGGCGCCATTTTTATTCCGTTCTTATTCTCCAGGTCCTTGATCCTCTTTAATTCCCGCGCGCGCTGCTCCAGATCATCTTCCCAATCGCGGCCTTGAGCAGCTGCCTCCTCCGCCAGGGTGGAAAGGTTGTTATTGACGGCATCTACCGCTGCGCCGACCTCTGCTTGAGGATCGATCCATTCCCATCCAGGGGCGACCCAGCGGGAACGCACGTATTCATCCATCTTTTGATAAAAATCCAGGATCGGCAGCTCACCTTTTAAATAAGCCTCTTCCACCAGATACCGGAGAACCGGCTGACAAAGCTTATTTGCGATGAAGCGTTGCTGCATCATGAAAAACCGGCGGGCCTCGAGTAATGAAGCCCGCATATTGGAATAATTTGACTTGGTAAAATCCTTGGCCAGTATCTCGTAAGGCACGTTGATGCCGGCGGAGATATCGCGCAGGATCCGCTCCATAAACATCCCGAACGTACCGCCCGGGCGATTAGGGTTAAAGCTTGTAATATCTTCCCCGGGGGCAAGATATTCGAATAATCCCGGGCTCAATTCCTCTGTCCGTCGGCCATCGCTTTCAACGGTTGAATTAACCAGCGCTTGGTCGGGGCCAAGCTGTTTCTTTACAAAAACGGCAAAACAGGCCGCAACTCGCGCCGCGACCAATTCAGCTTCCATATACTCGAATCTATCCTTAAAAAGGTTGATCACCGGGGCAAAGAACGGTTCGCCGCGCGTCTGTCCGGAGCGTAGAACATGATAAAGATGGAAGATCTTCGGCATTCCACGCCCGTCGAGCGCGTCATAGCGATAATAGTTGGAGCTTACGTTTGAACTATAGAACTTCCCGTAAAAAATATCCCCGGGGTGTGTCTTACGGATCCAATATCCAACCGGCTCGCCGTATTCGCCTATCTCTACCCCTTTGCGGATATTCTTACTCGAAAAGAGATCGCTAGGGGTATCCATCCGGTCCGATTCGATTATCTGGAGCGCAAAACTATAAGGGCGGGACTGTTTATTCTGAAGGCGCAAGGGAACAATGATCGATTCACCATTGATCAGGCGTTGGCGTTCCGCTAATTCCTCGATCTGGTAAAAATCCAGTCTTCCGCCGGCGTCTGCATAAGGGACCCAACGTTCCCATATTTTCTCGATCTGTTTTTGCAGTTCATCCGCGAAATCTTCCGTTATTTTTAGCG